TGCCTGCTGCCAATTTCCAGTTCGATGGTGTACACATTTTCCTTCACGTACCCGCAGTGCTCTCTTGAGCGAACAGAACTACGAGATAGCCTCATTCAGCGAGTCAATCCAGAGAAATATCTCATTGCAAGGGAGCAGCACAGCGATGGGGGTCTTCACCTACACGCTTACCTTCACTTTGGAAGGCGTCGACGATTCACGAGTGCCGACGCTTTTGACGTGGACGGATTCCATCCTAACATACAGAAACCACGATCCGCTCGAAATGTTATTGCCTATTGCAGTAAGGAGGACACTGAGCCAATGGCTAACTTTGATTATACGAGCGGAGAGCCGAACGGTGGATGGAGCGAGATACTGGGAAGAACATCAAGCAAAGATGAATTTCTGGAGGAAGTCAGAACTCATTTTCCACGTGATTACGTGTTATCTCTTGAACGTCTACTATTCTTTTGCGAATGGCGATTCGGACGAGACGAGACAGAGTACACTGGAAGAAGTCGAACCGAATTTCGAGAACCTGATACCTTGACTAACTGGGTAAACACTAACCTCCTACAGGTATGTATATGGACCTACGGTCCTCGAGGGGGGCCCCAGTCCCCTCCTCTCTTATCCTCTCCGTGCCTATATTGGCTAATCTGGGTGTAGCTTATTAGGAAGTGGAGCGGCCTCGCTCGCTCATACTTATTGGAAAATCTCGATGGGGGAAGACTCAGTGGGCAAGATCTATTGACTCGACCCACGTCTACTGTCAGGGAATGTTCAACCTGGACGAATGGAACGACAAAGCAAAATACGTCATCTTCGACGACATCGACATCAAATACTTTCCTCACTGGAAATCCATTCTTGGGTGTCAACGAGACATCCAACTCACTGACAAATACCGCAAGAAACGACGACTTCGAAACGGTCTCCCTTGCGTCTGGCTTTGCAACGAAGACATGGACCCTAGAGGAGCTCTTTCCAGAACTCAATGTGAATGGATAGAGAGCAACTGTGATGTGGTGACTCTAAGAGAGCCTTTATTTGAATAAACTATATCTTAAGGATCACGGTAAAAAACACCAATACTGTAATCCATTTCCGCAATGGTCTGATCGGTAACGTCATTGGTATTCGATACGGCTTGCATGACGAGGTAATAGGTACCATACTTGAAACTAATAAGAGAACTAGACATATCACTCTGGTCGTTATCCTCAATTTGCATCCACTTGTTAACTTTGAAGTAAAGACTAAAGGCAGTGGGCATAGAAATAATTCCAGCACCGGCCTCATTATCAACGCCGGGATTGACAACAATAGTCTTGGAAGAAATCACGCGAACACGGGTACGATCGAACGGTATTGCCCATCCGTTACCGACAAACTCTTGTGTACCGTTAGTAATAGCAAAGAATCGTGGATTAAGATCGGGTGGCGTCTGCAGAGGGGCAGCAGTAGAAGTTGTAGCACTTGTAAACTCAGTCCAAGCTCCGAAAAGATTGGGAGCTTGCTCCTTGGACCAAACCAGTGTAACTCGAATAAGACATCCTTGCCTGTTGGTAACTTCGCCAGACGTGCCGACTTGGCCGCGAAGAGCGATACCCTTAAGGAAATACTTATTACCGATATACTGATCATCTTCAACGCCTTGAATAGGAGCAGCTGGAGGATTTGAGACATTAATAACTCGAGAGGTACCATCTCCCTCACGAATAGCATAACCGGTCACATTCTCAGGTGCCCAGACTTGCTTGGGTTCACTGGTTCTAAGAATAACTCGGCGAACAGCACGGGTAAATCGTCGACGCCGAAATGGCATACGACGCTTCCTAAAACGTCGACGGAATCTGCGAGGACGACGTCGGAATGACCTTCTTGAACGGAATGCCATATCCTTATTGGTTGATAATTTTAAACGCTTGACAGAAAAGGAACGCGAATCTTCTGACTTGCGTTTATTGGATACGTAGTTATCCACTTCCCTAGTTAGGGGATATACAGCTGCAGTGGCGGCCAATCCGAACGCGAGTTGTCCAAGACTAGAAGCCATCGAAAAACATTTCGATTGCGCAGCACCTTTATATAAAGTGGCGGGTGGCGGGTGGCAGCAGGGTAATATTA